CGGAGATCAAAGTAGTAACGAAGATAGTTCCGACGACGATACCGACAGTAGCGCAGCCAAAACCGATACAGCTGAATGACACCCGCGTATGGGTAGTTACTGCTGAAAAGTTAGATCAGTTCATTGCTGACTTTAAAGAGCAGTATGGCGAGGTAGCATTCGTTGCTCTGTCTATGCGTGACTATGAAAACCTAGCATTAAATATAGGTGATCTGAAACGCTACATCAATCAACAAAAAGAAATTATAGTGTACTATGAAAAAGCTGTAACTGACGATAAAGTCACACCTGAAAAATAAACACCGAATACAGTAAAAAAAACTTCAATAATATCGAAATAAGCTGTTTACAAGGTTTCCGTTTTGATATATAATATTAATAATCAAAATACACAGAAGCCTACAGTTTAGCCTGAATAGCCTTATCCAGGTGGCACTGTTTTATACGCCGGAGAACCCATATGCTATTTGAAGAACAAATTTCACGCAAGCCAGACCTTTACCCTTGGACAAAGAATTTCATAGATACAATATGGAGCGGGTTTTGGACACCTGACGAGTTTAATTTTACTTCAGATTATAGCCAGTTTAAAACAGATATGACAGACCAAGAGCGCGAAGTTCTTGTACGTGCACTCTCTGCAATCGGTCAGATAGAAGTAGCTGTTAAAACATTTTGGGCAAACCTCGGTGATAACCTTCCGCACCCATCTTTACGTGATCTTGGCTATGCTATGGGTAATTCAGAAGTTATTCACAATATGGCATATGAAAAGCTATTAGATGTATTAGGTCTTACAGATATCTTTGAACGTAATCTTGAAAATCCTATTATTGCCGGTCGTGTTGATTATCTGCGTAAGTACAGTAAGAAAGCATTCAAAGATGAGCGTAAGCAATACATCTATGCTATAACTCTATTTACGTTGTTTGTAGAAAACGTATCATTGTTTAGTCAGTTCTATATTATTTTGCATATGAATAAGAACAAAGCTATTCTGAAAGACACTGCACAGCAAGTTAAATATACACGTAATGAAGAAATGTTGCATGCACAGTGCGGCATTAAAATCATTAATACAATGCGCGAAGAATACCCTGAACTATTTGATGCAGAGTTAGAAGAACGCATTGCAGAAGAAATAGAAATGGCAATCGGTTATGAGTCTAATGTTATTCGTTGGATCATGGGTGATTATGAAGAGCTCGGACTATCAAGCGATATTCTTATTGAATTCATTAAGAAGCGTATGGTAGATAGCCTGCAGCAGATTGGTTTTAGTCATAGTATTACGTATGATGCTGAAACAATTAAATTAACTAAGTGGTTCGATGAAGGACTTTATGGCGCTAACATGGTAGATTTCTTCCATGGCAGACCTGTTGATTATGCTCGAGGTCAGGGTGTATCAGCAGACGATTTATTTTAAGGAGTTTATATTATGGCATTTGATTGGCTCAATGAAGATTCACGCACATTTTTGTCTCGTGGTTATCTTGAAGAAGGCGTATCCGCAGAGGAACGCATAGAAGAAATAGCAGAAGCAGCAGAGAGAATTCTCAATAAACCTGGCTTCGCACGTAAATTCGAAAAGTATATGCTTGCAGGTTATTATAGCCTGTCTTCACCGGTATGGTCAAACTTTGGAGCAGACCGAGGTTTACCTATTTCCTGTAATGGTGTGAAGGTAGAAGACTCAATTGAAGAGATTCTACAAAAAATGTCAGAGGTTGGTGTACAGACTAAAATGGGCGCTGGTACATCTGGTTACTTTGGAGATCTACGACCACGAGGAAGTAAAATTAAAGGCGGAGGAAAAGCCGATGGCCCTGTTCATTATATGCGTTTGTTCGATACTAGCACCGATGTTATTTCTCAAGGCTCCGTACGACGTGGTGCTTTCGCTGCTTATCTTAACATCGATCATCCTGACATTAGCGAGTTTCTTGACATAAGAGAACCAGGTGCACCAATACAAAACATATCAATTGGTGTAACAATACCTGATGAATGGATGAAAGACATGATTACCGGTGACGGCGATAAACGTATTATATGGGCAAAGGTACTACGCAAACGTAAAGAGACTGGTTATCCATACCTGTTCTTCTCTGATACAGTAAACAATAATAAACCTCAAGCATTAAAAGATCATAACTTTCCAATACATGCATCTAATCTGTGCTCAGAGATTGCATTACCATCGAGTAAAGACTGGACGTTTGTTTGTAACCTATCATCTATGAATCTTGTTACATGGGATGAATGGAAAGAAACAGATGCAGTAGAAACTATGACATACTTCCTTGACGCTGTTATGGAAGAATATATTAAGAAGACCAAAGGTGTACGGTTTATGGAAACTGCACATAACTTTGCAAAGCACTGGCGTGCACTTGGCATCGGCCAACTTGGCTGGCATTCATTATTACATTCAAAAATGACGCCATTCGAGTCGTTTGAGGCTCTTGAATTGGGTGAAGAAATTAGTCAATTTATCGACGAGCGATCACTCGCAGCCTCTGAAGAAATGGCGGAAATCTATGGAACTCCTGAAGGCCTTAACGGTTATAACTGTCGCAATCTCACTCGCTGTGCTATTGCACCCACTACTTCATCATCGTTCATACTTGGTCAAGTCAGCCCAAGCATCGAACCACTTGCCTCCAACTATTTCGTTAAAGATTTAGCTAAAGGTGTATTTACATATAGGAACCCGTGGCTTATAGAAGTATTAGATTCACATGATAAAAATGATGATGAAACATGGGAATCAATTCTTATTCATAAAGGTTCAGTACAACATCTTGATTTCTTAACTGAAAATGAAAAGAATGTATTCAAAACCTTCTCTGAAATCTCACCATTAAATGTTGTTCAGCAAGCAGCTGCACGGCAGGCATATATAGATCAAAGCCAGAGTTTGAATCTTATGATTCCACACGATGCTCCGGTCAAAGATATTAATGCTCTGATTATTGAAGGGTGGAGGCTAGGAGTAAAAACATTTTATTATCAACGTTCATCCAATCCAGCACAGGAGTTAGTTCGCGATATTATGACTTGCGTATCCTGCGAGGCATAAGTATTTGAGACATTCAGAGTACGAGTTTAATTGTGATCATTGTAGTGCACACATATATATTACAGTAGTTGATGAACAAGATGAACCAGAGTATTGCCCAATGTGTGGAGAAGTAGGCAATCCTATTTTTATTGATGCAGAATTGGATAGTGATGACGTTTAAAATATTAGAAAACTTCCCAGATAAACTATTAAAAGATATACAAAAACAATGGTACGGATTCCCACAACATCCATCAGGTGATGCTTATCACAAGCGTTATGCTGCTGATGAATACCAAGATTATATCTTTATAAACAAACCCCACCCATTATATGACATATTGTTTGAATACTTTAATTGTGATATGTATTTAACCTATTTGCGTAATAGACCTCGTTCTGGTAATGGTCCAGTTCATACTGATTCAAAACGAGAAGCATGTATTAATATTCCTATTGAAGTAGATTTATTGAATAGCAGTTTTTATATGGCAAGAATGCATTATAAAGAACCGACCGTACGAAAGCCAAATAAAGATGAACCGGTTAACGAAGGTGCATTGCGGTTTGAATGGGAACCAGAAAAATACCTCTTTTATAATTTAAGAAAACCAATCTTATTTTCAACAAAGCAGGCACATGGTGCTTATAACTATTCTGATAATGAAAGAGTATTGTTAAGTGTTACATTTAAAAATGAAGTACGCGACTTTCAATCTGTAATGAATATAATACCGAAAGACTGGTTTTAATGTGGTATTATCAGAATGAACTTTTCAATGCTGAACTCATATCAGAATACCAAGGTTTTGTGTACGTCATTACAGATCTTACCCATAGTAAAAAGTACGTCGGCAAAAAAGGATTCTGGTCAAAGAAAACATTACCGCCGCTTAAAGGCAAAACCCGCAAAAGAAGAAGCATTGTTGAATCCAACTGGCAAGTGTATTACGGCTCATCTGAAACAGTACAACAGCTACTCGAAGAACATGGACCACCCGGCTTTGATCGTAAGATATTACACCTCTGTAAAACAAAGGGTGAAATGTCATACCTTGAAGCAAAAGAACAATTTGATAGACGTGTGCTGTTAGACGATTCATATTACAATGGTATTATCAATTGTAAAATACACAGAACACATGTAAAGAATTTAAAATAAAAGAGTTTACAAACGATTGAAAACGTGTTATAATTGATTTAACATAAGGAGTTATTATGATAATAGTTGATTATAGCGGTATTGCTATTGCACCTGTAGCAATGGGTAAAGTGAATGCGGCAGATGAAAATCTATTGCGGCATTTAATCTTAAACTCATTACGCATGTATAAACAAAAGTTTAAAAGCTATGGCGAGATGGTCGTTGTAGCAGACGCGGGTGGTAACTGGCGTAAAGACGTTTATCCTGAATATAAGGGTAAGCGTAAGAAAACGCGTGATGAATCAAAAGTTGATTGGGATGCAGCGTTTAAAACAATTAATCTTGTACTCGAAGAAATCAAAGAAAACCTACCTTGGAAAGTTATTCATCAGTGGGGTTGTGAAGCTGATGATTCGATTGCAGAGATTGTTAAGTGGACACAAGACTTTGGCAACTATGAAGATGTTATGATCGTATCAAGTGATCATGATTTCATTCAGTTACAAAAGTATAAAAACGTTTCACAGTTTTCACCTACAACAAAAAAGCCTGTAAAAGATGATAATCCTTATTTATTTCAAGCTGATCATATCTTACGTGGTTGTACTGGTGATGGAGTACCTAATGTATTATCAGATGATGATACCTTTATTACTGATGGTAAACGTCAGAATGTGCTTTCAAAGAAGAAGAAAGAAACACTTATGGCTGATCCTAAAGCATTAGGTGAACAGGTTTATCGTAACTATTTACGCAATAAAAAGATGATTATTTTGACAGAAGAGTCAGAATGTCCTGATGTTGTGAAGAAAGATATTATAAATAAATTTGAAGAACAAGATCCCTGGTCAAAACGAGGTAAGGTTTTTCCTTATCTTGTGAGTAAACAATGTAGGCTCTTGCTTGATGTGGTAGAGGAATTTTTATAGATGGTTAAACAAGTACATGAAGTTTTTGCTTTATTTGAAGAAGCAAAGACACGAGAAGAAAAGATTCAAGTTCTCAAGAACAATGAAAC